TCAAACTCTTCGCAATCCACTCCGCGATTTGCGTAACGACGGCGTTTCCGGCAGCGAAAGCTTCTGCAAGGTTGGCCGCATCCAGTCCGAGGCAAAGCCCATCATCTTCAGACGTTCGCTGCCGCTCAACCATCTGATCCCATCCGTGCGGCTGAGCGACGAAAGTTGTACAGCCCAAAGCGATTTGTGAGCTTGAGTTGTTTGCCAGTAGAGTATTGGCAGCCCAGCTATCCGCTGGGCGTGGCCACTGGATCGAGCTAGACGCTGGAGGTATTGCGTCCACTGGCGCGGCGTCAGCCAGCAGCTCCATGGGGGGCATTTGTCCAAGACCTGCGACCAAGAATATGCGACGACGTTGCTGGGGGACTCCGAAATACTGAGCATTAAGCACTCGCCAAAATCCCACATACCCGCAGTCCGCAAGGGCCCGGACGACTGTCTCAAAGTCTTGGCTATCGTTGACAGCGAGCAAGTTAAGGACGTTCTCAAGCACCACCCAGCGAGGTTGAGTTTCTTTGAGGATGCGTATGACTTCCCAGAACAGACTGCTGCGTTTGCCGCATAGCCCCTTGGGTTTGCTACCGGCCAAGCTAATGTCTTGGCAGGGAAATCCGCCGGTGATGACGTCCACGGGCGAGAGGTTGCGTGCGCCGCACTCGCGTACGTCTTCAAATCGCTGGGCATGAGGAAATCGATCGGCAAGGACAGCCCGGTTGACGGGGTTGAGCTCGACTTGCCAGGCGGATGTGTAACCCGCATTTTCGAATCCGACATCAAAACCTCCTATACCTGCGAACAGGCTTCCAATGGTGGGCATCCAGGTCTTCCAGTTGTGGGATGCTCAAGGCTTTCTGGCAGGAGGCTCGGGGCCTTCAGGTGATTGAGTGTCCGGCAGCGCGGGCACTTGATTTGCAGTTCAGTGAAGCCGCTGGCTGCGGCTAACTTTCGGGCGCAATGGCCACAACGTATTTCAAGCATCTAGGCAAACCTTTGGCATCTGGTAGTCTCCCTGCCGCTCGCGCGTGAGCAGAGGACCTTGGCCGGTTTGCAGGCTAGTGCTGCGGACTGGCGGTCAGCTCAGGTGCTCGAACACCTGGGCTGATCGTCCTCTTTCTTTAGTGGTACTTGCGGGATTCAGGAGCGGTCGGCCATTCGATATCCGACGGGAAGCCTTCCTGGTCTTCGATCCGGTTAAGGTCGATGCGGTAGTCCTTCCAAAGCAGGAGTGTTGACTGCTCTTCTGGTGTGGCTTTGTTCAAGTCCACGGCATCTTGCAAGGGTGCTATACGCAATCCTGCTTCATACAGAAACCCGTCTCGCACAGCTAAGCATCGGGTAATCATTGCTGCCTGCTCGGCTTTCTCGTCGAGTTCCCAGCCATCGGGCCTCCATACGTAATGCGGACCAGGCCGCGGTTCGAGTGTTAGCCATTCAGGCAATTCGCCCAGCTCAACCCAACGTTCCTCCTTTCCCGTCTCCTTGTGATAGGCAACGCCTCGGTGATCGGCAATCTGTACCGCAGCAGCGTCCTCCCAAATCCAGACATGTCCGGATTGCGGTGGAGCTAGCGGTGATTCGATTTCGATGGCGTTGCCGGGCAGTTGGGCACCTAAGCCTGGAATAACAGGGAGCTCCACAGGCCCAGTGCAGATTGAAAGGCTGTCGATCAAATAAATAGCCATGTGTACCTCAAATCAGTTTGATCCGGCCGGGGTAGGCAATATTGCGGGGGCGTGTTTCGTTACCTCCGGTTAGGGCGGTAGATATGTCTTGGTCCCCATATTGGCTTTGGTCTCCGAATACCGCATTGCCGGCCACCGTTGCGCCCCAGTCCCTAGGCATCGTTATGTCGTGAAGGTGAGACTGAATTTCAGGTGCCTGATAGCTGCCAGCAATGCGGCTAATGTCCTCCCCACGATTTTCGTCCAGCACACGTAGAAACTCTGCACGCGCCTCTGGACCTCGGAATGTCAAACCGCCGTCACCGTCGGTCCAGCCGCCTTCGTTACCCACACGCAGCGCTTCGGACACGTTCATGCCAGACTGTTGAGCGTGATCCCACAGCCACGGCCATTCGGTGCGAACCAGTACTGGACCGTTCAGGGGGCCGTAGCCTCCTGGGTTGAACACAGTGGTGGTCTCGAAGACCGCTCGTCCCAGAGGCGTGCTGTCGTGACGGCCCATCGGCCACCAGCTGCCGTTACCATCACTGCGCACATGCCACCAATCGCCTGCGCCCATGAGAACAAAAAATGGATAACCGTTGGGGTTGAGATGTGTGTGGAATTTGATGGTGTCACTAGGGTTGGCCTGCACGACGAGCCTATGCCCGCTGTTGTCTACGCGGCGCAAGATGACGTCAACGAAACCACTTTGTACTGAGGGTGGAAGCGTGATGGTTTGCTCTTGACTTATAGCATCGATCAGGACCAAGCCCATCTGGGAGGATGTCAGGGTGATACTGGTATTCACGGACACTACTGTGCTCAACGCCGTCAACGCAGGAGGAATGTTCTTGATTTGCTCCCACGTCGAAATATCGTCTGCTAGCTGTTGAATGCCCTCCAGCAGCTGTTTGTCGTTACTGGGATCAACCTCAGCGCCTAAACCTTCCACCGCATTGATAAGTTCGCGCTGGATAGTGTTTAACCAGGCAGCCTTGAGCAAAGTCGAACGTGTGCCATTTACAGGGTTCCCGTCTGTAAACTCACCGCTCGCATTGGCTGTGGGTGTGCTGTCTCCGATAGTTTGCATTACTGGTCTCCGTAGCCGAAAAGCAGAATCGATCCGGCAGGTTTCATTTGGGATAGGCGGCATTCCAGGGCCTTGTTGCCCCACGCGGCAAGAGGTTCTCCGGCTCCGGTGATACCTGCCGCCGCGTAGCTGATGGTTACGGCCGGGGCGTTGATACGCCAGGTATAGGGCCAGTCGCCGCCGTTCAGTGGATCACCCGCACCGGCAATGCCTGCACACGCGGACTTGAAGGTCGTGATAGTGATTTCGTAGCCCAGCGCTTGGGCAAGCTCAATAAAAAACGGTTTGCTTCGACCCCCGTGGCTTTTAAGTTTGCTCAGAACTGCTTGAATTCTCTGGCGTGTAATCTGTGACTCTCCGGCTAAGCAGATGTCTGGCAATGCCAGAACTCGCTCCCAATCCGTCAGCGCTAAGCCGCTGTCTGGAAATATTGCCGAGTAGGTAGCCTCTGTTTGCAGGTGCTGAAAGTTGAGTGCGTTGGCTTCCGCTTCGATAGCCGCTGACAGGTTTGGCGCCAGCCCGTTATAGGAAACGGGCGGCAATAGTTGACGAAGTTGATCGGCAAGCTGGATCACTCAATTAGCCCCAACGCAATCTTTCCAGGTCGTATCCAGCCTATGAGACTTGGATCGTCCTCGGCGCCGATGTTGTTTGTAGGCGTCTGCAATATACGATCGGTAATTCCGGGCAGATTATTCAACATCGCCTCAATATGAGACCGCTTCAGGCCCTCGCGAGGTTTCAGGTTTCCAAGTAGTGCGTCATAAGCCCGCTGCGCGGATTCTTCAACGTCGGCGAGCTGGTAGCCTTGGGCGAGCTCTACCAAAGCTGAGCATTCGATCACCTTGAGGGTCGGCGGATACACCCAGACATCGGCAAACACCGAACACTGACTTTCAACGTGCGCTTGGCAGTCAGTGATCGCCTTAGCCGACGGTACGCCAGTACTGGCGGTAACGACTAGGTCAATGCTGCCGCCGCCACGACGGTTAGGCAGTACTAATGCGTCAGCGATGCCATCGACTTCCTTGGCCCAACGTCGATAGACGTAGTCGGCGTCCCCGCCAGGCGGAAATTGCATGACGTTGAGTAATCGTGCCAATAACGATGCGGTCTTCTCTTCGTCTTCGCCGCCACTGGTTTTACCAATGAAGTTTGCCGCCGCATCCATGCCCAAAGGTGGGCTGGTGAGCGTTAAAGCTCCTTGGAAATTATTGAGCGCTAGACCTACGGTTTGTGCTTCTACCAGTGCGGTCGCCGTAGCATCGCTGCCAATTACAGCGCCAAATTTTGCAGTGAATATTTCGCCAGAGGTGATGTGCTTCAAGGTTGCGCCGGGAAGTAATTCAACGCCGGTATTACCGATTAGCGCTACGACTCCCGTAGCCGCGACCGGCTGCTTGAGCCAAAGGCCACGCATAGCGGCAGCATGAATAAGCTCTGCTTCGTCCGCTGTGTCCGGGAAGATCTGTCGGTAAACCCATGCCAGCTTTTGGTACAAACCTTCGATAGCCGCAGCCACGGCCGCCGAACGGATGTAGTGGTCGCTGTCGGTGCCGATATCGGCCTCGCTTTGCAGGTTGCGGATGTCGCGCAAGATGTTGTCGAGAATCTCTTTCATAGAGGGTGCGGAATACGCCATCAGATGACCCTTACCGGTTGGCGGAAGACCTGCGGGCTGCCGGTGGCGTCCGTCACATCTATGTTGAGCATTAGCCAGCCGTTGTGGGGTTGTTCGGCGGTGATGGTGATTTGCCGGGCACGTGAGTCATCCAGAAGCGGCTGCAGCGCTTGTGCGGCGTATTGCCGAGCAAGAATGCCGACCCGCGGTCGGTCTTTTTCGCGCAGAAGTTCATGCAGGCGTGAGCCGAGGGCGGGATCTGCCCACCAACTGCCGAGGGGTGTCATTAGGCGTACATAAACGGCGTTCGACAGCGTCGTGATGCGCTGTCCCGTCAAGTCGCCAGTGTTGGGATCTATGCCTGCGTCCATGAGAAGCAGGATGCCCCGTGTGCATGCGGGGCGGTGTTTCAGCAAGGCTTAAGATCTCCTTTTGTCTATGCTTGGCAGAGCCAGATAGTTAGGCCTTACAGAGAGAGTTAAAATGCGCTATTTATCGTTCCTGCTACTCGTCACACTTTCTTCGGTGGCATGGTCTGAGCAAGATAACGGCGACGAACTCAAGGAGTTGTTGGTATCAGCAAAATTCTCGGGAGGTTGTTCGATTATTGGCCAAATGGCCGCTTTTCAACAGACAACAAAAATGCCTGGCGGTGAAGATTTCCTTATACGGTTCTTAAGCACGGAATCAGCACGCCTAGGGATGACACAGCAGCAATACATGCAGCACTGCACAGGTGCGAACAAGGTGTATCAACGCTATTACGATGCTTTCGGGAAAGACGAGGGAAAGTAAAGCCAGGATATAAGTCCGCTGGGTTATTGTTGGGGGACAGGAGGCGCGCCTGGCGCATGAATATGCCCGTTATAAAGATCCCGATCCCCCTGCATACTCCGCGTGTGATCCTCAACCTCCCCACCGGCCTTGATGCTGCCATCAACCTTCTGGTCACCGGTCATCTCAACCACTGGCGTTTCAAACCGCACCTTGCCGCTGGCCTTCACCAGTAACGTCTCAGTCACCACCTCGACCACACGGCCACGCTTCATGTGCACGTAATCGCCCTCATCGGTGTACAGCGAGACCTCGCCGTCTTTCAGGGTGATGCGATAGCGTCCATCTTCGCTGGCGACCACGACTGTGTGTTTGCTGTTGCCCCCTACAGGGACGGCGATGTACTCAGCACCAGGTAGCGGAGCGGAACTGAACCCGTAATGCTGAAAGAGCTCGCCAGCGACGCTTTCACCTGCTAGGCCTTGCATGTCCACCCCGATAAGTTTGCCGTGCTGGTTCCGCGCAGCGGAAGCGCGGAAGGGCAAGCGGAGGTTAGTCATAACCCTGCCAACTTGTTCGCGCACCAGGCGTGCCAAATTGTTCATCAAAGTCCTTTGACCATTTCGATAAAGGCAGCGTCAGAGCTGCCTTTCCTTCCGATTTTGGGGTTGGCATCGAGCACCCACAATTTGTCCTCACGCAGGCGCAGCTCGGTAATGGCGCCTTCGCTTCGAGACAGCCGCAATGTGCGGGCCATCAGAAAATAAGTGGCATCTAGGCCATGAGGTTCACTGCTAACTATGACGCGCTGCCCGGGCGTCCATACTGTTCCGTTCCCAGCGCGATGCCCGCAGACAACCGCACGGATTTCGAATCCGTTCAATCGACTATCAGCGAGCAGCTTTCGTGCCCGCGTGGTAGCCATGTCTTGAGTTTCGCTGGCACTGTCGATGATGATTTTCGGCCGAAAGATGCCTCGTCGCGCAAGGGTCTGGTCCTGGATGACAGAGCGCAACTGGGCGCGACCGCTGTCTAGGCCGTCATTATCGTATTGCCCGTGCTGACCCAAAACAGTAATTTGGCTGAACCGATTAGCAATAGAACGGCGTACGCTCAAGCGCTGCACGTTGTTCCCCGCTCCGTCTTCCCGAAGGATTAGGCAAGCGACGGGCGCGGAGGAATAATCTGGCCCGCCGACGACCAATCGACCGTCGGGCTCGACCCACGGCCATAATCCGTTTGCCTGGGCGACTTCAAGCAGGGCTTCCCATGCACTTTGGCCCGGCTCAATTTGCACGCGGCGATGGGTTTTCGCAGTGGCAGCTCGGATTTCAACACGGGAAATCCCCAAGGGCTTCACCACTTGCTCAATGATTTGCACAAGTGTTGCTTCGCGCATGGAGACAAATGGGGCCGAGCAATCGACCAGAGGCGCTGCCTTGTCCCTGCCAACTACGCGCATAAAGATGCCGCTGCGAGAGACATCGTGTTCAAACTCATCGATCTGTCCGGTCAGCACGCGGTCTTTGCCAAGGGTAAGCGAGCACGGAGCCCCTTCGGTCAAGACGTCAGGCAGGCGTATTGAATCCTTGCTGTATAGCTCTAGCTCAAAAGCGTCGGCGGGTGTCAGTAAATCCGATTCGACAGACCAGCCTTCCCAGCTGTCGTGCGTCAGACCAGCAATTGCCAGCTGTATGGACTCACTGGGCGAAGGCACGTAGCACCTCGCCAGCCTGGATGTTGTGAGGCGTCTTGAGGTGCGGATTTAAACGGATAAGCTCCAGAGCGCGTTTGTGATCGCCATACCAGCGATGAGCTAGCAGGCGTAGGCAAGCCGGAGTTTCAACCATCCGCTCTACCATGGGCGGCCTTTGCAAGATGACCTGCCGTGCGCGCGCCTGGATTAAGGCGGAAACGTTGCGCATCGCTTCGATGACGGGGCGAGCATGCTCGATATCATAAAGTCTGCGCTGCAGCAGGATGGAAGCCTGCAGCAGTGCTCGGCTCAAGTTGACGACGGCTTCCAGCTCCATCGGACTTAGGGTGGGTTTGGCCGCTTGCGTCTCGATGATCAATGCAGTGGCTTGAGCATGGGACAAGGCCAGCTCGGTAATGACCAGTACGACCAGACCAAACCCGCTGGCGGCCACAGGATCATCGGGCATCCGATCCGGCAATGCACCCGGGGAAGGCGCTACCCCTTCGCGTGCGGCGATAATTAGTGCTGCACCCGCTTGCGCGGGCTCGGGCGCCAACCCTGCGCTACCCGGTAAATCTGCCGGAAGTCCTGCGCGAGATAGCAATGCGGTAGACGTGGCCGGTGTGCTGCCTTGGATGGCACCTCGAATCTCCATGGGTGTGCGCATCAGATCTGTCAGGGGATCAAATGCGGCTGTGGGGTTTTTCGCCATAGAGGCCACGCCGGACACAACGCCGAGGATCTGCGAGCGCATCTGCTGCAAGCGCAATCCTATGCCGGGCAGCCCCAACGCTTTTTCTATAAGGCCGACCCAACCGCCGCCGATCCATGACTGGATCTCGGCAACCAGCGAATCGATACGACCGAAAAGGTCAAATATGCCGTCTTGCCAAGTGTATTCGTCTTGGTATTCGACGACGCCGATGTCGACGAACTCAAACTGACGCTCAAAGAAGGGCGCGTCTGGTGTGTCTTCGACAAAGGTGAGGCTGATGCTGGCGTAGTCGGGTCGCTCTGCATTGTGCTTAACGTCCCAGGTTTGGCTGACGACATTGATACTGCCGTAGACGGGATGGATCAGTTCTCCGGGGCCGGGAGTGTCCAAGGCAAGCAGGATGTTCTGCAGTTCAATTTCGTAGTTGACGCCGAACACGACGATTTGCATTGGGAAGCGACGGGCGCTACTACCAAGGTCTACGACTCTGTCACCGTCCCTAAAGGGCGTGCCGTGCTGTGCCAGTGAACGCTGCCCCTGCAAGCTTTCGGCCTCAACGCCCAGGGGTACACCTCGAAAAGAGGCGTCTAGCAGGGTCTCGGACCAGCTCATTGTCCACGCCTCATTTGCAGGTCAGTCCGCCGTTCGACCTCGGCCGTGATCATGCGTGAGTCGGTGCGGATCTCGATCACAAGAGGCTGACCGATCAGACGTTGCAGTTGCTCGGCTGCTGCCCTCGTTGCAGTCCCCGCTTCAACGGCGCGCTGTGCCACCCCTTCGGCCCAATTGTTGGCTGCCTCGGTAGATGCACCGGATGCGGTTAGCCCGGTTTGCTCCTGAGCAAGGCGACGTGCCTGTGAGGATACCCAGTCCTGAGTTTGTTCGGGACTCTGCTCTGCCAGGGTGATGCGATTGCGGTAAAACGCCTTTTGATAGGTGCGTTGATCCTCGTCCAGGAGCTTGCTACGAGCGGCGAGAGCGAGCCTATCTTTGTCGCTATTTTGGCCTGTAGCTCCCGCTATTTGGGTTGTACCAAATCCAAGCGCAATAGGCCCTAGCCAAGGAGCGATCAGGCCGCCAGGTCTACTCATGGTCCCCGGTGAGGTGGCGCGCCTGTCTGGTGTAGCTGGCATGTGTGCGGCGTCCGGCCAGTTGGTGATGAACACCGAGGTCACGCCGGTAGCTTCCTCAAGGACCTTCCCCACGGCGATGTTTTTCAAGGTGTCGGCACCGCCGAGTGCTTTATTCAATAATGCACCGCCTCCTGCCTTGAGTCCGCGTCCGGCGTAATAGCCGCCGACCCCGAGTGCCGCGCCCCCGGCCAGCATTTGTTCGCCCGACAGTTTGAGATCATCGAGCAGGTAGGTGCCCAGCTCGGCGAACCCTTTGTTCAGCGGCGTGATCATCCTATCGATGGCTTCACCCAACGTAGCTTTCATGCGGGAGGCTGTGCCGCTGGCACTTTCGGTGTTTTCTTTAAGGTCGCGGCCAATAACGGGGCCTGCGTTCTCGATGGCTTTGGAGTTCGCGCCAAAGTCCGCCAGGCGTGTGCCGCTGAGCATGGCACGCGCACCGCGCACGGTGTCCATATCCATGCCTTTGAAGACAACGCCCATGAAGCGCTCGCGTTGTTCGTCCGTTTTCATCTTGTCGTATTTGCGCTTGAGGTCGCCGAGCACCAAGCCCGCCTCGCGGGAGCTGCCATCGCGATTGAAGAAGCTGACGCCGCTGGATTTCTTGATCTGGTCGCGGTACTCCTTTTTGCCAAAGATGCGCAGAGTTGACTCTGTAAGGGTGCCGAGGCGATCTGGCTGCAGTTCGACGGTCGACAGCGTCTCGGTAAACGCCAGTGCTTGCGCCAGGGACATGCCCGCAGCACGCGCAGCACCGCCAATCTTGGGAAACAGGTCGGCAAGGTTTTCCAATTCGGCGTTGCCTAGCCGGCCACCGACGGTCATTTTCTGGAGCAAGTCCTGGGCGGCGCCGTCCTCGTTGAGGTCAACGTTGTAAGCGCTGGCTGCGGCCACGACAGCTTTACCGAGTACTCCAGCGTCAGCCCCTGTCACGGCATTGGCCTGCCCGATAGCATCTGCGGTTTTCCTGGCCGGGTCATACTTCACGCCACTGGCGATCAATGTATTGAAGCCTGCGTCCACATCCTGGCGATCGATGCCGTAGTTCCGAGCGATTCGAAAACCCTCGCTCTTCCAGTCGTCCTTCTGTTCTGGCGTCATTTCGGCAGTTTGCCTAGTCCGGATCAGACTACGGTCCAATTGGGCATTACCAGTCAGGCCTGCCGCTACCCCAATGCCGACGCCCAGGCCTGCCAGCTTGCCTTGAGCGGTGCTGCCTAACCGCTTCATGCGTTCAAACTCTGAACGCACCCCAGAGGCAACGGTTTTCAGAGTGCGCAGATGGCCGGCGCTGTTTTGCGCCATTCGCCGGAAAGAAGACTCCGTTTTTTCGACGCTCTGTCGTAACGGCTGGACGCCTTGGCGGTCGGTGTTCGCCAGCTCAGCTTTGGCATCCCGTGCTGCCTTGCGTGCAGCTTGTGCCATGACTTTGAATTCGGCTTCGGTTTTGCTCAGCTCCAGTCGAGTGACTGATCCGGCTTTGGCAGTTGTCCGCATGGCGCTGCGCACCTTGCCGTAGCTGGCTGCCCCAGTCTGGCCCACCTTTGTTATCGCCGAGCTGGCTTTCCAGCTTTCGTCGGCGAGGGCTTTCGCTCCTTCCTTACCGGCCTTGCGCAGGTCACGGTTAACTTGATCGATCTCGCGACGGCTGTTGCCAGCGCTGGCTTGAATGCGCAAAGCGACGCGCAAGTCAGAACTCATGAAATGCTCCAGGGCAGCGGATGTGGCGGACTAGCGTTTTCGTTTACACGGCTGCCGGCGACTGACTATTCGGTTGCGTTTGGCCTTGCCGATTAAGAGGTCGATACGGGCCTCGACCTCTGGACGGGTCATTCGCTGGATTTCATCGAGTCGATAGCCGTGGCGCACGAAGAAGTGCTCAATGCGCCGCCAGTCAGCGATGCCGCGCTCTGCGGCATGAGCTTTTTTTCCAGAGCCTCGTCCGCTTTGGCAATAGCAGCCAGATCTGTTTCAGCCAGCGCACTGCGCAATAGGTCCGTGGTGATGGACTCGGTAGGGATGTCGCCCAGGGTCAAAAGCTGGCGCCGGAACACCTCAAGCGTCACCAGTTGCAGCGGGCCTTCGGGATATTCCTGCTGGGCGCTGATCAGGTCACCCGCCAGACCGACGCGCAAGGTGAAACGCTTATGCCGCAAGCCGGCGTAGAACACGCCGATCGGTAGCTCGTCGGTGATCGTCAGCCCAGCCCATTGCTTGTTAGTTATCTGATCCATGGGTTACTCCGTGTAGTAGTTGAGGGCCGCGATGGACAGGTCGCGCGTAGCTTCGCCCTCCACCTGATATTTGGAACCTACCTCGATCAGAGCGCATCCTGTCCAGGTCTCGCGCTTGCCGCCGCCGTCTTGGGAATAGGTGGTGAGCTTGGCGTCTAAGAGTGCGCGCCAGTCCGGTTCGCCGGTCTTGGGAATGGGCACCGAGATTTTCAGCTCGTGCTCTTCGATGCCCTTGGCCGTGCCTGTGGCGCGACCGGTACGGTTCATGGTCTTGACCACCTTGCGCCCGGTTTTGAGGACGGGCTCAACGGAGGTCACCTCATAGTCGGTGCCGTTGATTTCGAGGACGATCTGCCCTACGTATGTATCTGCCACTTGGTTCTCTCCTTACAACAGCAGGTCGATGCGACCCGCGAACACATGCAGGCCGTTGACGACGTCGGTGGGGATGCTGGCGTTCAGACGATTAACGTCCTGGGCTGAGCGCTCGACCACGAGGTCGTCAGCGTTGGCATCGACCTCTTCGAGAATTTCCAGCTCTTCCAGTTTTTTGAGGACGTCGAGCAGTTCACCCCTTACGGCGGCAGGTGTCTTGCTGGACAGCTTTGCGCGGGGAAAGCGCAGGCGGATTCGTTCGCGGCAGGCGTTGCGGACAAAGTACAGGGTGCGGATGGTGGTCAGGTCCAGCAGTGAAACGTCCGTGGCGCCTGCTGCGGACTTGGTATAAGTCGTCACGGCACGAACGATTTGCACCACGTCCCCGGCGCCTACCTCTAGCGGGGTCACGCCGTTGGCAAGGGCGGTTTCCTGTTCGGTTCTGCCCAAGCGCTGGGTGATGGGTGGAACCTTGATGCCACCTAGCACCAGCGTATTGAGGGGCCGCGCGGGATCTTCCTCAGAGGCGATCATGGCGGCATAGGCGCACGCGACCTGACGAGGTGTCGATGCGGTGCCCGGTAGTGCTGCCAGGCTTATTGCCCCTGAGTTCAAAGACGTCGCCAGCGTCGTCGCGGCCGACAACGTTGTGGTCAATGCGCCGACGCCGATGATGCTCTGTTGCTCGATGGAGTCTGTGTAGGTCTGAATGTGGGTGCGCAACGATGTCAGCGCGGTTTGCGTGAACCAGGCTGGCACTAGAATGGTGAACCCACCCAAAGCCGTCGCATCCAGTGCGGGCTTCAGGTCTGGCTCATCATCGCCCTCGATCACGACGCCGACCGCACTCACGGACGCGTAGCGATAGGCTGCGATTACCGCTGTGACCATTTCTTCGGCGACCGACCCGCCAAACAACGCCTTGGCTTCATGACTGCTGTAAACCGGCGTTGGAATGTGTGCAGCAACTTTGGCGTCATCACCCAGCGGCACAATCAGGCAGATGCTTTGCTTGTTGGTCGGCAGTGTGCGGACCGCCAGGCTGGTATTGAATTCGAAGTAAGCACCTGGCTTTCGTATCGATGCCGGGATGGTGTCGAAGGCAATGCTCATTTTCTTGCACCTTTTCGGTTGGCTTTAGCGGTGTGTTTGGCACTGACCTGTGCGCGACCTGGCAGCAATAATTCCCCCGCCGCGAGACGTCGACGGTAATAGGCACTGTCGGGCACGTCGGCTGGTTCTGCCGGGGCTGCCTCGATGTATTGGCGCGGATCGTCTTCCATGGGGACGCGATGGTCCGGCGCCGCGATGACGTGCATTAGAGATTCCTCAAGTCGATGTTGTCGTGAGCCACAGGGTCCGGACTACCGGGTGGTGCGTGGTAGCTCAGGTCGATACCTTCCAGCTCAGGAAGTGCTTGTTCTGGCTTGATCCATTCCAGTTCTATGGTGAATGACTGGCCGAGTACCGAGAGGTGGTCGCTCTGCAGCTTGCCGTTGACCAGGTTGGAAAGCTCCGTCGGGGCAATGGCGGCGCGATCAGGCCACGGTTGCCAATCCACCAGCTGATGCATGCAGGCTTGCCAAAGTGCATAACTGCCAATGTCCGATGGCGTGCTGCCGCGCCGGGTTTCCCGTTCGCCGCGAGGGTGACGTGTGGCAATGACCAGGCGAAACGTAATGGGCACGTTGTAACGGTTGTGACTGCGTCTACGAAATGTCGCCTTGGGCACCATCAGCAGCACTGCTGGGCAGCGTTTGAGCAAACCAGATAACAGGTCCGGATCGCTGAGTTCGCCGCCGTAGCTGTCGATTGCAAGTCGTGGCAGGCTGACCGTCAGCTCTTTAAGCCGCCCCACAATTAGGTCTTCGAGCTCACCAAGCATCAGAGCGAGCCCAGACTTTTACGCGACATCAAGCGCGGCTGGCTGTGAAGCTGCACACCATAATTACCCGCTTTTGAAGCGCCTCGCTTTTCATCCTCAGCAGCCAAAGTCTCTAGCCGTCGAATGACGTCTTTGTATATCACCCGCACGGTCGAGCCTTCTTTGCCAGCGTCGTCGTACAGGTGATATCGGGCAATCTCCGCCAGGTCATCACTGACCCACGGTTCAGCCGCCGCGGTTGCCGGGCGAAAGCGCAGGTAGAACGAGACTTCGTTGCGCGCCCGAGATATGGCGTCGGCGATCCGTGCCAGTGTGGCTATCGCAATCGCCACGTCCTCCACCTCCCATTCATCTAACGGTTCACCTGTGGCAGCGGCAGTCAGTAAGTCTGGCTCGATGGTTCGGCCGCTATCCGGCGCGGCGACCTGGGCAATGTCACGTGCGCCGAAGCGCAGCAGCAGCTGACTCGCGGAAGGAAGAGAGAGGTTCATGGTTACTTGGGTCCGTCTGATTGCTCTTCGGCATTCTTGGCAGCCGCTGGCTTGGATGACTTCACACCGGACTTAGGCGCCACCGACGCAGCAGGATTTTTATCTGCTGGCGGGAGGGCTGCGGTTGGGGCGGCCGCTTGCTGCGAGCGTGTCGATTTCGTGTCATCGCCAGGCTCCTGCAGCGATTTGGACTGCTCGCCCGTTGAGCCGTAGGCCAGTTGCCAAAAGCCGTAGCCACCAGCGGCACGGGCTTCGGCGCCGAACTTGAATTTTTTCCGGCTGAACACGTCCTCGGCTTCCGGGTCGGTCTGCTGGACGAACTCTGGTTTTTTTCGCTCCTGGTAGATGAAGGGTTTGACCGGTTTACTGGTGTCGAGCAGAAACCAGGCGCTGTCGGACTCAATGCGTTCGTCGACGACCAGATCCGCGACACCTTTATATAAATTGGGCTTGCCGTCTTCCAGGCGTTCGCTGGTGAGCAAGACGCGAGCGGTGTCTTCTAGTGCGGGGCCAACCAGCAATACATTGGGGCGTACCCCTAGCGGGCGGCCATCCTCGTCTTTGAGCTTGCGCATGGTCGTGCGGCCTACACCAAAACCTGCGCGGGCTGCGGCCTGGCTTGCTACGGAAAGCGCAGCGGTGCCCTTATTGCTGGCGGTGCCGCTACCGACCGGATGGTCTGTATCAAAGAAGTGCTTGCCGTCATAACACGGGGTCGTGAAAGATTCGTTCACTAACTCGTAGACGATTTCGTCTGGCAACTGACTGGCAGAAAAGCCCGCCATTTGCGCTTGCGGAGCGTAGATGCCCAGTTGATCGTCTTCGATGTGGTTGCGATCAACTTCGACAGTGGCTTCCCAGTCTTCGTTTTCAACGGAGTAGCTGTAGGCCTTCAGGTTCTTTACCTGTTTCTCACCAATCCAGCGGCGCATACGCGGGAAGGCTGAAAGCCATGCATAGAGGTTACTGCCGGTGCTGCTAGGCACCTTCATAGCGATCTTTTCCCAGTTGCTGGGAGTCGCCGCGAATGCGTTGTTGTAGAGGGTTTTCATGGCGACAAACGCCGCTCTGATTGTTTCCTTATTCACCAGCATCGGTGGAGTGCTCCTGTGTGACGTCAGTGGCTTCGATCCATACGCCGCGCGCTTCAACGCCGACAATGCGACCCGCTATGGAGTGGGTTGTGCTTAGGTCGCCAACGGTCACGGTGTGGTCATCGAGGATGTAGGCGATCTGAAACAGATGGCTTTGGTCGATGGTTCCGTCTTGAGCCCATTGGAAGGCCCGATTGCGGCGTACCTCGATACGCTTGGTGCCAGACGTCAGGCCTCGGGTATCAACGCTGATCTCAGCGCGGCCGACGTAAGTCAGGTCCGTCGCAATCGCTCCCGCTACGGCCAGACCATCTGCGTTTACCGCGACGATTGATCCGGCGTGGATCTGCGCGTTGCCGATGACAGGGAGTGCCAGCAGGTCGGTTGCCATCATGGGAGTGTCGCGGTCTTGGGTCAGCGGCATGGCTCAGGTCTCGCTTGGTTTGTTCTTACGGAATTCATCAGGGTCTACGCCTAGCTGCCTACACATGGCCTGTTCTTCGGCATTGAGCGCAGTGGCAGAAAGCTCGGGTTGTCTGCCGTGCATTCCGGACAATCCGGCAACAATGGGAGCTGCCGCTATGTAGGCGTTGAAGCGTTGTAGTCCCTCGTAGTCCTGGCACATGGCGCGGTGGTATTCGACGGTGGCCGGAGTGACCTTGCCAGACTGGGTGGCGGCAGTGATCGCCAGCTCCACGGCCTTTTTGTGTGCGTTGGTGTTGACGGTGAGCAGCTGCTGTTCGGCGTTGGTAGCGCGCTGCAAGAGGTTGTCGTAGTCCCCACGCGGAACGAACCGTTCGAGGTTGGTGTGTTCGGTGTTAAGCGCCTGGGCGTTCGCCTTGAGCTCGGTGGCGGCCGTCATGGCCTGTTCTTGCGTGGCCGTCTCGGGCAAACCGAGCAAAGCCAGAAGCGCAGCAGGAAGTTGCACGGGCGTGATCTCCAGAGTGTTGGAATTGAGGGAGTCTTGATTGAGCGCGGTCAGCAGGAAGTTAGGCTTGTTGGTCAGGCCAGCGCTGACTAGGTGGACGACGCGACGGGTGTCTGGGTCGTAGTCGAAGACAGGAGAGAGAAAACGGTATTCACGGCTTTCCACCTGCAGCGCGGCGCGGGGCGTCCACTCGACATGACCCCAAAGAGCGCCGCCGTCGCGGATGTCGAGTTGCTTGATCCAGGCACCGGCCGGGGCGTCTTGCCCTTTTGGGGCGCGATGTTGGGTGGCATGCTCCCAATCAATGGGCAACTCAATGGCGCGGGCTGTGAAGCGGGAATGGACGTCGGCGGCGCAGGCGTCATCGAAGACCCAGGTTCGGCCGTCACGGCCTGTCACTACAGGGCCAGCGGGGATCAGCTCGACCCACGCGGGGGCCTTGCCATCGGTGAGTTCGACGGGGCTGAAGATTTCAGAGTTGAATGCGAGTTGGGTGTTCATGCCGCCAGTTTGGCGGCATGGGGGGAATGGGGTATTTCAGGGTGATTAAAGATACTTCACTAAGTTTACAGCGCTGGGATTGCCCTTATACGAGTCATGACGTTGTCCCCGTACGGAGTAAGAGTCCAGTAAGTGGAGGTGTTTTTTGTAGAGCGTCCTTTTAGGCTTTTAGTAATTAGCCCAAGCGCACGTAGCTGGATAATGATCGTATGGAAGTCATCCATCCATGCATCAAAGCCTGTAGAACTGGTGTCCCGACTTTTAGATGCGTTCATTGATTCCTCTTGGTGTAACTCAAAGGCTACTTTATCTAAAGACTCCTTGATCATTCCTTCAGTTGCCTCGTCAATCATTACTGGAGCGATGGAACCAAAAAGATTGTCCCAGCTTATCAACGAGGATTTATGTGTCTTCCTCATCTGCCCTGTTTCAGAGCGAGCGTAGTAGTCATATGAAAGAGGAAACTCATCATCACCTTTCGCTAGGTGCGAGGCGTTCTCAGGCTCAGACATATTCGTTGATTTTAACTTGGTTTCCAGCTCTTCAATCTTTCTTCTCAGCTTCAGCATCTCTTCTGATGCACTCTGTGATGGGACTTGATCAGCCCTAACCCAGCCGATAGCAGGCCTACTTTTGATGAGCTTGACAAGACTACGACTTACTTGGCTCCCAAGGTCTGCTGGAGTGTTCCACATCCGGCAGAGCTTAGTACGAACCAAGCTGCGGAAACTTTCAAGGCTTTGCAACCCTGCTTCTGATTTCTCACTATGCTTAGCCGGAAGCGTGTCAGGATCACTATGGATAAAGGAAATAATAGGCTTACCGATTTCCGATGCGTAACGGTATTCCATCTCTGTGTAGCTAACGCCGTCTGGGCCTATGGACCCGTAGCGACCAGCAATTACCAAAACGTAGTAGTCGCTATCGTCGATTAATTTTTTTATTAGGCTCCATTGATCCTCATCTGCTGCAGGGAACAGCTCCATCCCTGAAGGCATACAGTCCAATTCGAGCAGAGCTTGCATGATTTCCTGCCTAGCATCCTGCAAGTCAACAAATGTCGAACTGACAAAAACCTGATAACGCTTTTCCATTCGCAGCAGTGCTCCACGCTCGATTTACTTAGCACGACTCCGATTTGGGTCCGCGGTAAGCTTTGACGCGAATCTAACGTATGTCTAACGCAGATCGCCAGCGCTGATGTTCTCACGCCATGTAATAGTGGCCGACACTGCCCAGATGCTACTGTGGCTCATCAATGGCGATAGCTTCAGTCAGGTAGTCACACACGATCTCTAAAATTTCGATTTCATCCTCCGAGGACAGCCCCAGAAAAGGCCGTGCCGTTATGTCGGCCGAATGAGCCCCCCATGTCACCCACTGCGCAAAGTTCGATTGCCGCTTCTTCACAAACCGATTCCCCACCGATCCGTCCTTGCCCTGACGGAAGTAGACCTGCTGCGAGCTGGCCGCGTGCTGAATGTTGCCTCCGAACTGATGGATGGCGCCGTACGGGCGGTCGGTGCCAAAGGCGAGTTCGTTGCTGCTGACCTGGTGTCGCAAGGTGTCTTGGAGAGTTCCGGCTTCTCGAAGGGTGCGGGTGCCGCGTTTACGAGCTAGGGTCGAGGGTGCAAGCGGTGCCCAAGGCGAGCCGTCCGGGGCGACCTTTTGGCGGAAGCGGGAGTCGGTTGACTGGTGCAGGTACTCGGCGATGTCGTTGAGCGGGGTGGTGAGGTCTTCAAGGTGTTCGCCCAGCTTGGTGAGGGCTTTGCCGACTTGGCTTTGGTCGAGTGTTATTTCAAGCATTGCGCCGGGCATGGTGTTCTCCTAATATTGAAGCATCCCATCGGATGAGCAGCCCCTGTTAGGGCCTCCATTCCTACATCCGGGGCGGCCCCGGCGTGACAGCGTCGGGGCTTTTTATTATTCGCGTCGATAGAGCAGCACCCCCAGACGCAGTTCATCCAGGTAGGCTTCGCTGTCCGCGACAAAGCCGGTTACCCCGTCCCAACCGTCACTTCCCACTTCAAACACCGCCAATGCAGGCGCCGGTTTGCCTTCTACGTCGAAGCGCGCCAAATATCGACGCCGCACGACTGCCTTTTGCTGGGCATAAAGCCACTCCAGCCTGACCCATACTTCATCCGGATCGCGCAACGCTTGCGCTACCAGTAGCAACGTTTGTTCGCGCCCGCGTTTTTGCACCTTCAGCTGGCCGGTTTTCTTAACGGTAAACATTTGCGGGCCGATCACGACTCCGTCGCCGGTGACATCTTTGAACAAGACGGGTTTTTGTTCGGTGGCACCGAACTCGCCAAGGAAGCAATCAACGTACTGTTGATCAGTGAGGCCTGGTGAGAGCAGTCGATCTGCTGCTACTTGCCTCGGTGGCAGTGGGGGCAAGGTAGGACGCCGATTGGGCAGCCCCGCACCATGTGCGCTGGTGGGCTTGCCGTCCAGTTCAGGCAGAGGCTCATGGGCGCGTAGTGGCGGGACCGCGGTGATCAGTCGAGACTGGCCTGGCGCGTATTCAAAACCCGGGTCGATACCCTTCGGGACGCGCACGGTATGGGGGCCGTTGGGGCTGTTCTGGCCGATAACGCGGTCTTCCCACTCGATGGCTGGCGCCTCGCTCACCTTAAGGCCACGCCGTTCAACGTCGCGCTGGCTGAGCATGAACTTCTTGCATTTGCAGCCCCAGCCATTTTGCGGGGTGTGGGTTGCCCACCACGGGGCGTCGAGCGGTAGAACAGTATTGTCCCAGGATTGGTGTTCCGGCCTTGGATGGCGACTGTCGCCGTGCTGGTACAGCCCGTATGGGCGTTGCTTGCGAAGCTCTGGGTCTGCCATCTGTGCCTCGCGACCGGCATTGTAGGACTGCCGTAGATTGGTTTCCCATATGACGTTCGTGCGCCAGCCGCGCTCTCCTTTGTACTGCCAGCCGTGGTTGATGACGGTGCGGTCGAACTCCTTGCGGAATTGTTCAAGTGTGGTGCCTTTAGCGATAGCTTTCTCGACGGCGCCCCGCAGATCGGCTAGCAGCTCGCGCTTGATGGCGCCTGCAATGACGAAGGCATGGTCGTGTTCAGCTTTGTAAATGTCCGTCCAAGAGCGACTTGGCAAGTCGAGCTTTGCTATGAAAAACCGAATTTGGTGTTCAAAAGCAATTGGGTCTGGAGATGCTTGCATGGTTATTCTTCTAGCCCTTTGCTAAACGTGGTAACTCTGTACCGCTGTCCAAAATCTCACCACAAGGATTTATATGAGCAACTCGAATGATGTATCCGGCCCTGATGCAGGAAAACCTGGTTGGATTAAAGGGTGGGGGGTGGTCCGTAGCGCTCCTTGGCATTTTGTTGGTATTTATCCGACAGAATCTGAGGCACGTGCCGTGCTTAGTGAGCAGGAAGAAGGCTTCGATGTGCGCTTCGGTTCGAACCAAACAGGGACGGACAATTTTTTAAGCTTTGACTAAACGCCAGCCACAATCTCACTCCTTCCAATGATGCTTGCTAATGACAGCCCATCCGCTATTGCAGCTGAAAGCTGGTGGGATGTCATTGCCGGATAGGCTTGGATCAAATTATCTCCGAACTCCTCTAAGCTATTTGCCAACTCGAGCCTTTCTTGAATCTGATCAATCATTGAATTCAGATGGGCAGATGTAGCTCGCTCCTGAATTGAGATCTGACTGTCAATTAAATCGGGAATAGATGCGTTCTCTCTGTTCGTAGCCTGCAAGAGACCTAATTCTTTGGATTTTGAAGTACTTCCCAGCAAATCCGCTCCCTTCGCCGGCTCAGGCAAATTCAATTTGTCCCGTATCACTGACTGCTCAACCTTCAACCCAAGCGGCACGAGGTCCTTCAACGCATCGATCAACAGCCGAGTATCTTCCGGCTGTGGCACGTCAATGATCAGCTTGGGGTACGGCCGTCCTGGTGCAAAATTGAGATCGCACCAAGGCCGAACAAAATATCGATTGAGAGTGTTTGACTCCGCTTTGGCATCAGCCTGCAGCAGATCGAGCCGCACCTCGTTGTGGACTTTGGCTTGGGCCATGCTCGAGCCGTCGTCGCTGGACATGGTCTGGCCGACAACGGCTTTGCTGACTTGCTTATCCCACCACTCAGCCAACCCTTTGAAGAAGTCGCCCGCGCCGCTGACGTTGGCGGCTTGAGTGAAGTCGATGCGCATGCTGTCGGGGATGACGGCGGCGGCATCGCTGCCCAGGTTGGCGACGGCGGACATCAGGGTGTTGATGTCGTCTTTGCTGGCGCCGGGGCCATAGCGCCCGACGCGCATGGGCATGCCGAAGATATCGGCGAAGCCCATCCAGTCTTTCCAGGTCCAGGCTTTGCACATATAGGCGACGGCTGCGAGGCGCGCCAATCCGCCACGAATCGGCAGGCCTGAGCGGATGCGGGGTAAATGAACGATGAATTTGTAGGGTTCCAATGCGAGGCCGTGGAACGGGTCTGCGTCATCGAGCAGGCGCAGCTCGCGGCCTGTGTTGCGGTCGAACTGGAAGAAGCGCTGATCACGAGGCTCGAAACGCAGCGGGTTCCACGTCTTGCCGCTGCGGTCCCAGATGATTTCGGACACCGCGTAGCCTTTGCCCACCGCGTCGGTGAGGTCAGCCTGCAGTTCGCCAAACTCCGGCGAGCCTACGACCTCGCTCAAGGCCGCGGCGCGTCGAATGTCTTCAGCGTCGTCGCTAGCGGCCTCGATACGAATGATCAGTCCGGCGACGGCGAGTTTTCGCGTACCGATGACCGAGGCGTAGTGCAGGTCGCGTTCTTCCATTTCTTCGGCGAGCGTGAGGTAGTCAGCGGCAGAGCCTTCGGCGGCGGCCTCAAGAATACTGGCGAGACGCTGTGGCGTCAGGCCTCGCGCCACGGATGGATGCCATACCTGGCGCACGCCAGTGGTACGAGCTGCGGCAAGTTCCTCGGTGAGTTTGTCGTAGTGAATCGGGCGACCGAACTGATCGACGATAGAAGATTGGGCCATTACCAGATGCCTTTTTTGGAGCGCCAGCCCGCGCCGCTGCCGACGGGTTGATATTGTCGGGCGCTGGGTTGAACACGGTGATATTCGAAGATTTCGGTTTCCTGGCGTGAGGCGTAATCAGCCAGTACGGCAGCAATGGCGGCGTCGCCGTGGCGTTTGCCTCCAGACTTATCGCCTTTCTCGGTAGTGCGCTTCTCAGGAATACGGGCCACGCCCTTGACCAGGCGAAAGGCGCGGATGTCGCTGGAGACGTCTTTGTCTGCTGGGAGGTCGTAGAACGTGTCGTCTTCGAGTGCGGCTTTGAACGACGGCATATTGTCGCGGTACCAGCCTTCGGTCAGCATGACGCGTTCGATGCGGTTGAAGCCGAATTCGACGGCGGTATCCTCGGCCAGCTGTGAGCCGTTGCCGCGAGCGTCGTTGGCGCCTTTGAGGAAGTTAGGCAGACGATTAAGAATGTACGACAGGATCTGCTGCTGTTGTTTGAACGGCACATTGCGCAGCTCGACGATGAAGGGTGTGCGCTTGCGCAGGTTCTGCTCTTTAAGTAACGGCCAAATCACAGACAGGTCGCCGCTGCGGCCAAAGTCCATGCCGTAGTAGCTCTGTACGTCTTGGGGCAGAACTTCCAGCAAGGGCAGCAAATGCTCTTCGCACCACTGCTTCGATTCAGCCAGTCGCAAGTGTTCGACGATGGTTTCGTAACCGGGCGGATAGGCGAGGCGCAATACGGGCACGTCGCGGCTGCTGCGTTGCTCGACCAGTGCGAGGCTGAGATAAGCGCCGCCGCCCTGCGAAGGTACGCAGTCCAATTCTTCTTCTGCAGCGTCACCGTAGAAGCCGTACACGCCTTCCACCCAAGCGGCTTCTTCCTCCGGACTGTAGTCAATGCTTTTGCGCAGGCAGACTCGGCGGTAAAGCCCATCAGCGACAGCTTCTTTGAAGTTACAGCGGAACACTTCACCTTTGCGCTTGCCTGCACGAATGTCATCGATCAGTTCGTTGAAAGGATTTTCAGTCCCGTCGTGGGTGCTGATGACATGCACTTCGCCGCCCCAGATCAGCAGCGCCAGTGCCGCCTTGAGCAGTTCGGCAAGGTCTTGATGAAAGGCAGCTTCGTCGATCACTACCGTGCCTTGACGGCCACGCAGGTTGGATGGACGGCTGGTCAGCGCAACGATTCGGTGACCGCTTGGGAAAGCAATGGTGTAGGTCTTGATGTGCTTGTCAGGGTCGCTGTCGGGCCAGATGCCTTCTTCGATTTCACCCGCCGCGTAGTCAAAAGCGCGGGCCCACATGGCGCATGCCTGGATGTACTCGACCGTCATGTCCTGGTTGTAGCCCAAGTAGTAGACGGTTTGCCCATTGGCGGATTTGGCTGCAGCGGCGACCAGTACGTTGTCTGCGGCTTCCGCCCAGGTGAGACCGATACGGCGGGACTTCTCTGCGACTTTAAGCGGAGCGCGAATGCCGATCCATGTTTTTTGGTATTCGAGCAGGACTGCTGGAGCGCTATGAAGGTCGGCTGTATTCTCCAGCAATAAAGGGAGGCTCAAGCAAACCTCCGTGTGAGACGGTAGCGCTGTCTCTCAACGACTGAAGGATCTACGGCATGATGGATTGGGTTGCGGGTGCGGTCGCTAGCGCCAAGACGATGGGCGACATTGCCAAAAGTTTGCTGACGATCAGAGATGAGAGCGTCATCAAGGCACGGGTTTTCGAGCTCAACAGTACTTTGATGGATCTGCAGCAACAGATTATGGCGGCGCAGCGGGAGCAGATGGCACTGCTGGACGAAGTCTCTGAACTTAAGAAGGATCTGAGGCACAGCCAGCAAAGCTTGAGTGATCAGCAAGACAGGCTGCAAGTTCTTGACCGTTACGAGCTGCTGAACGTGGGTCCCGGCAAGGTTATCTACCAGCTCAAACCAGTACTGAGGAATGAAGAGCCAGAGCATTTCTGCTGCACCAATTGTTATGACGGCGGCAGGCGTTCGGTTATGACTGGCAGTCACCATGCAGGAGACGGATTTCTTTCTTTTTTCTGTCCAAGTTGCAAGTACTCCATCCGTGTTCAGAACTGCTATGTCCCAGACGCCATGCTTTGCGCCGACTGAACTGTTCATCCAGCCATCCCCAAAATCTCGCGGCGGATCTCGTCCACCGTCGCCGCGTTGAGTCCGCCTTTAGTTGCTATCTTCTCCACCTTGGCCGCTGCTGCTTCGGCTTTTTCACGAAATTCGGTCTGCCACTTCTTCTGTACCACCGACGCGCGCCCCAATTCTGCGACGGCTTTCGCCACCTTCGGCAGGTCGATCTGATCGCCATCGGTCATCAGCAGCTTGAACAGGTGTTCCTGGACCAGACGCATGAGCGCTTCGTTGACGGCGCCTTCTTCGTCAGGGGCGGCGAGCACCACGGCTTTGGCTTGTTCACTCGCCATTTTCAGTGCTGACAGCTTGGACTCGAAATCCTGGCCGTAACGATGCAACGCCGACTTGCTGATGGCGAAGCCCTTGGCGGCCAGGTCCGCCGCCAGCGCCTCATAATCGCTAAAGTTGTTTTCGGCCAAAGCTTGATCCAGCCAGTTTTTTACGGCCTTGGGCAGCCCGGCAACTTTGCTTCGCGGCGGCATGGCCTAGCTCCAATACTTTTCGGGACGGGCGATGCCGGGGTTGCAGGGGATCGTGTATTCAGCGACGTCCACGCCATAGTGCGTCAGGCCACAGATCCAGGACCCGGCAGGTTTTTTGTCTAGCGTCACCAAGCTGCGGTCAGCCAGGTAGTCAAGTTCGCGGCGTAATTCCAGCGCCGTGGCATCAGGGCAAATGCCTTGGATGGTGGTGAGCACCATGGCCTCGTGCGGGTCCACGGGGCGTGAGGTGTTGAGCGTGAGCAGGATGTACCAGCGCAGGGCCTCGCGGCGCACCTTGGTCTGATCGATCATCTATTTATTCCTTTGATTTGGACGTTTTCGAGCTTGAGCGCGAGGGCATCGAGCTTGGCTTCTATCACGGTCTGGTTTCGCACATAGTCTTCACGGCGGACGTAGTGCAGTGGCATCTCTCCACGTAGCCGCTCAAGGCCGATCTCGACCTCGCGCAACCGTTCGCTGTCTTTTGCGACCACAGTGAACCGGTCGTCCATGGTCAGGAAACGTTGGTCAAGGCGACGCCCCAATTGGTTGAGCAACAGTTTTACCAGGCCCACAAAGGCCCCCAACACGCCCCCCAGGATTGTGAGAAGTTGCCAGACAGGCAATTCGATGGTGGTCATCGTGGCACCCGTCGTTCGCGGTCGGTTTGGCACTGGGTACAGAGCTGTACACCTGGAACTGCCAAACGACGGTCTTGCGGTATGGGCAGTTGGCAATCTTCTGCGCAGCAAAAGTAAGCCGATGCTTGCAAGGTGGTTTGTCGCGATGCCAAACAGGCCGCTAAGGCTGCGTTGCGCTGGAGTTCTTCCAGTTCGCTGGCGTGGTCACTTAGTCTCATTGAGGGTCCAGTCGATCAGAGCGTTGAGTTGCGCCCGACATGCGGCGTGCAGTTCGCCGTTGCGGATATGGTTGTTCAGGAGTTGGGATTGGGTAACGTCGCTGGCGAGGTCGTCAGGGACTCGGGTTCGGTCGGACGGCGGAGCAGCTGTTGCGGTTGATTGCGTGCCAGGCATAGTGGCGCTGATGCCGTTGGCGGTGTTCCACACGCGGACAAAGCCATGAGTAAAAACAGCGGCAGGCAAAGGCCGGAGCTGGGCATCAAGGGCGCGGCGATAGAGGGTGGTGACATGGGCGATCTCTTTGGTGAGTCGTTCTGTGGTTCGGCGCTGCTGCGCCTTGGTATCAGTCAATTGCAGAGCGAGGTCCGCGGTCCTGCTCTGTTGCTCGATCAAGCTTTGGACGATGTTGTCTGCCGCCGCAGTGGCGGCTAAGGCGGTCTTGAGCTTTTCCTGGTTCCACTCTTGGCGAACGGCAGCAATCTCGGTTTTACCTTTGGCCTGTGCTAAGGCGAACCCGTCCTCGTAACCCTCGCTGCGTACAACATGCAGGCCGTAAATGACACCACCCGTTAACGCGGCATACCAGAGCATCGGGCTGGCGAACTGGAGTAGACGGATCATTGGCAGACCCCTTCGCCCCAACCAGCATCTGTGTAGAGGGGTTCCCAGCGCAGCAAAATTTGCCGCGGGTACTGGCGATTTTCTTTGAAGGCGGCGGTAGAACGGCCGCTGTTGTAATGCTCGACTGCGTTGAACCAGATTTGGCGATCCGCACCCTTTTCGGCGGCAAGCCGCCTGTCACGGATGACCCAGCCCAAACCGCCGTTGTAAGCGGAGAGCATCATTGCGGTCTGCTGACACTCGCCATCCGCGCGAATGCGATTTGACAGCCAGCGGTTGTAGCTCACCAGCGCTTGCATGGACCAGATCGGGTTATAGGGGTCGACATTCCCCAATGCCTGTGGAAATAGCGTTGCCAGCCATGTGGCGGTCGCTGGCATGACCTGCCCCAAGCCTTGAGCGCCCACCGGCGAGCGTGCGTTGAAACGCCAGCGGCTCTCTTGGTGGATCTGTGCGGCAAAGGTGGCGATGGGCGCGTCTAGGCCCCACTCGGACTGGCCGATGCGGGTAAGGTCGCGACGGTAGCGCTCGGCCTGGGGCGGGATCTGGTCGGCCGCGTGGCCGTACTCAGCGCCTATCGTCAGCAAGGCCAGGCTAAGCGCCACGAGGTAAAAAAAGCGGCGCACGTTATAGACCCAAGGTCAGGCCCAGCACGCAGGCTAGGACAACGATGGCTCTTCGAATCCCGGCCAAGGGCTGCGCAGAGTGGTTGACCTGGTCAGGCCGGGCATACGGAAACAGGGCTCGGTCGATCCAGTAGCCCAGGACGCCGCCGACGGTAACGAGGCCGCACTTGTAGAGCACAACCGGCAGTTTAGTGGGGGCGATGATTGCCAGGCAGATGAGTAAAGCGATGCTGATCAGGGTCCAGTCGGTCATGCGTGGGGCGCTGCGACGCGGGCGGCTCATTGCTCAGCTCTCTGCGAAGTAAGCGCTGCGCGAGCCGCGTCAAGATAATGAGCGGCTACTGCGGAGTTGCCGGTTGTGTAAGTGGGTGCGCGGTAGTTGCCAATAACAGGGGGAGCGACAGCGTATGGTTTTCGGATCGTCGTGCGTCCATGGCCGCTTTGTTGTCGATGCGCCAATGCGTTCGCGACGTGGGTCTGCACCAGGTCACGCCATAGAGGGGGAATCTGAGCTCGGCAGATGTCTCGCGCCGTTTTGCAACTCGCGGCAAGAATCAGTTGCGCATAGGCGCGGGGGGATGTCGGTCGGACGTTTAATGCTGTGTTGGGGGCTGGGCGCATGCTGCGAACCTGCTGTTATGGGTAACAGCGGTAAGGTTCGCGTAAGCCAGTAAGAGGCAGAGTTTCAGGAGGGTTTAAGAGTTGCTATCTGCGATGCAACAGTCTTAATCGCTCGCAAGACGCAGTGAAGTGCTCGCTGAAAGCCCTAGATACGCAGCGCCTGACTTTGTCGCCTCAAAGTCGCAAATTTTCTTGCAAGGCGACTTAGCCGTAACGACTCCGCTGTTGCCGATATCGTATCGGCAAATATGACCGGCAGCGTAAAAGTCGCTGGGAATACTTTTGAGTGGAGATGCCAATTCCACTCGCACCTGAACAATCTCCTTCCAGCCCAAATCCTGCTCGGCTAATGCCTCCACCGGCATGCGTTTGGCCGTAAGGCCTACAAGCTCAGAGGCATTTTGCAGTTTGACGAGCCTCGGACAAACATCAAACAGCATTTCCGTAGCAAGCTTTTCTGTCGCTTCATCTGCATGGCTGCTGGTTGAGCCCATGTTTGCTAGAAGCATCGCTATAGAAAATGCTGTTCTATTTTTCATCAGTGAGTCGTTCCTTGATCAAATCCAAAAAGGTCGGGCTCTTGCCTCCGATGCAGTGCCCTTTGGCGAGCGATGATTTCATAAATCGTCTGGCTGGCAAGTCGGTGCTTTCTGGCAAGAGTTGTAGGATCGGTATTGTTTTCGCGCCAATCCTGGAAAATTTCTGCATCACGCATAGCTCGTTTCAACGCGCTGCCGCGCGGCAGGTATACAACGCTGCCCCCCATGGTTTCACAAAGCGAGAAGACAACCTGCCGCGCGAGCTCCGGCGCCCTGGATGCATCCTCCAGGTTGGCACGCAGAGCGATCTCTGCCAGCTCTACCATCTCACGTAGTGACCCTTCCCAGCGTGCGAGGACGAGTGGGTCTTGCATGTGGGCCAAGACTCTGGCCGGGTCCAGTTTATCGGCGTCATCGGGAAACAGAGGCTTTGTCATCAGACGGGTCTCCCATGGCGCCGGGCGTCATAGGCAAGCGCGGCAACGAGTCCGCGCAGTTGCGTTGGATTGAGCCACTCGGTTCGCTCGACCTTGTACATACGTGCGGCCATGCCGTCCACGTATGCCCAAGGACGCTCCGCTTCAGTGAGAAAAGCTTCCACCTTGCTCATCAGTAAGACACGGTCCGCCGCAGGATTGGGCGTTTTTCGACCTGCCTTCTTTGCTGGCGATGATTGCCAGCCAAGGCGCGTGAACTCGGCGAGCACTGCGCCGATCTGGCGGGGATTGAGGTCTTTGGCTGAGCGCACACCGCTCACGCGTGCGAGCAAAGCGCGGTAGGTATCGTCGTCCAGACCAAGATCCTTTTTGGCAATATGGATCTTGCTGAGTTGTCCATTTCGGCGGTTCATGTTGTTCCTTTTTTCATCAAGTCGCGAAAGGCTGTCGGAGCGCAGCGCGACAGTGCAGCCACGGCATGTATGGTGATGGTCAGAGCGTGTTCGATTTCATCGAATCCAGCTGCGCCACGGATTTGTTCGAGCTCACGCTGGGTGCCGCGATACATTTCCATCTTGAAGACTAAGGCACCCATGGCGAGTTTCTTGTCGTGCTCCCGTTTACGCTGTGCACGCTTGCGTTCAAGGGCCAAGCGGGCTTTACGCTTTGCAGGCGTTTCATTGATCATCGGTTGGCTGCTCATCAGTACCGGGCAACCACGCCCGGCAGACCACCCCGAGTGCTCGGAGTGGTTTCGCTTAGTGCAGACGTTGTTGTTCTTGCCCTTTAACTCCGTGATTCAAGCGGACATCGCTGGCGGCCAATATGCCGTGCATGCTGTCGGTCACCGCACGATTGCTCAGCTGGTTGGCGGTATTACGGTCGGTTGGCGTTGATTGTGTTGTGTTGGGGTGATGTTTCAGCATGTAGGCGATAGCCGCCTGCGATGGGCAGTCACTGCCAGCAAACGCCATGACCTGTTTGCGTACCTGGTACACCCAGCCGTCACAGAAGACATCCGCACGTTTGGTTTTCGTAGCTGTTTTGCAGCGTCTCAGCTTGTCACTGATGAAGGTCCGACGCGCCTGGCGAACCTGACGAAGCAGGACCGTCATTGTGTAGCTGGCCACCTCGGCGAACTCGCCAATGAAACGCCATTCTCCAACGCCGGCCATGAATAAAAACTCACAGGCATAGGCGCTCTTCACGCATCCCGCCAAACTGGCCTCCCAGCGAACCGGCTTGATCTTTGAACCGCTATGACAGGCGCACTCCTGCACCTCCGAGAGCGCGACGTCCATTTCCTCCAGACGGTACTTGTCCATCAGCGCCCGCGCTTGACGCATTGCTGCGGCGGCTTCGTGTGGGTTGTCGCTGGCGGCCAGGCGCAACAGTTTCTTGATTTTTTCTATAGCTTTGCTTTGGTCCATCTTTAAAATCCGATACGCGAGTGATGGTGGGTTTGCCAAAGAAGGCTGAATGAATCTGCTAGGTCCTGCGGAACACCCCGAGCATTCGGGGTGGTTTCGCGTCCTTAATGCAGTGTCGGTTTGCCGTTCGGGTTGGCTGGATTGAGCACCTGACAGCGTTGGCAGTTGCATTCAGGCACGGTGAACCCGTGCAGCATCAAAACGCGTAACAGATGCGGGGCGACCGTTAGCAAACTATTTGCCAAGCTGTGCGCCGGACCTTTGACTGGAGGGCCATCCATCTTCAGCGAGACACCACCGTCTCGGTCGTCAATGGTGATGATGTATTGAGCCATGGGGTTCCTTCCTCAATGCAGGGTGTTTGGGGGGATAAACAGATGGGCATAGACCGGTGAGCGCTTGGCGTTGACCACGAAGCTCGCGGGCTTATCACTCATTTGGAAGCCGACTTGATCGATGCTTCCGCCGTTATCCAGATAGCGCTGAGTAAGCCGGGCGATTCGTGCCCGCTCAGCCTCATGAGCCGGTGAAAACAACGGAACCGGATCGTTACTGGTGTCGTGATAGCGTTCCATGCTCAAGCCCCCATCGCTCGAAAGCCGGGCTCGTTGCGTTCGCCGAGCCATTGGATGTATTTAGCCAAAGCGGTCAAGGCTTCGCGCTGATTAGCGGCCTCAGGCACGCCGGGTACGAACAGCGTCTCGTTATCCGCACGCGACGGGCGAGCAGTGCCCTGGATGACGTCGAGGACCTTCTTGCGTTCGCCGCTGGCAATGCCGATGCAGTCGTCCGGAACGTGTGTGCCGAACTGAATCAGTCCAGTGGCGAAGCAGTAAGCAATCATTTGGCCCATTTCAAACCCCCGCGATATCAAGGCTAATAGGCTGGTACTGATCGGTGTCCCCGATCCGCTCATAAACCCGAACATAGGATTTGGAGCCCACGACCTGACAGGCATCGCCGATTGCCTGCATGGCGCGCTGCCAACGCTCGTCACCTATATCCAGACGTCGCAGGGCCAGCACGCGAGCAGTACGGATTTCGCCTTTGGTGTCGGCGCGGAACGCGTCGTTGACCAGCGTGAGGACTTCAGGTCGCGCCCCTTCGGTCCAGTCCACCAGACATTCGTCGATCAGATCGCGAGCGGCCTGCAGGCGCTCGTCGAAGATGATGCTTTCTTGGATAGCGCGCTGGATTCTGTAGCGACCGTCGAAGCTCAGCAGCGAAACATTGCCTTTCTTCCCGCCGCGTTTGGTCTGGTATTCGGCTTTGCTGAGCTCAACGAAGCTATCGATCTGACCGAATGCGCTGGCCTTGAATTTGCCGAGGGACTGGGACGCCAGTCGTGCCTGCGCGACAAGGTCCAGAACCAGCTCATCGCGTAGGCGGTCGATTTCCTTGATTTGCGTTTCATGTACGAGGCGACCTTGCGCGTCCTTGCGGTAGCCGTCGGGTAATGCGTGTATTGAGGTCATGTAAAGCTCCTTAGTGAAGGGTCGTTGCCGTCCAGTCTTGTGGGCGAGTCGTGCTGATAGGGATCTTCCAGAAGAGAGTCACACCCCGGAATTCAGCGAAATGCTGTGAGCTGCCCGCCGTCTTGAGCTCGCGGTGGCGGTGCAAGAGGTGCGCGTCAATAAGCTGTTGAGCGGCGTCCGGATCAATGCTCAGCCGGTTGTTGATCGGGTCCATTGCGAGAAGCCGGACGTGGCGAAACTGCAAAGCGCGAGCGGCTTGATTGAACACGCGCAAACGGTCAGCCAGTGCGGGCGTCAAAACTTTCAGTCGTGCATAGGCGCTGGAGTCAAGCATGGTGGTTCTCCTGGTTCTGGCAGTGAGGGTTGTGGACGCAGTGCTGACAGGCACGCCAGCTGTGCATTGCGTATGGGTTATGGGTGGGCGCAGGCTTTTCGCGCTGGCTTTGGCATCGCTCGGTGGTAATAACCTCGTCCAGCGCAACGCACTCCAGTCGGCCCAGGGTCTCCATCACACGCCGCTCGACGTGGGCCGTGCTGGGGGATGGATAGCGGTTGATCAGGATCAGACTGACCGCGGATCGACTCATGCCGATGCGCTGGCCCGCCTGTGTCTTGGTGGTGGCGGCCGCTTCGACTGCGAGCAGGCGCACAAACAACGGCGGCTGTTCGCCCCATGCGGAGAGGTCGATGGCGGTCATTGGGCCACCTGCGCAGTGGTGCGCTCGACCAGCTCGGGATTGGTTGAACCTTCACGTATCCACTCGCGCAGCAGCTCGCGTAGTCGTTCGTTTTCAATACGCAGACCGCTCAGCTCGGCCGGGTCGGTTTGCTGCCCCTTCGCCCAAACCACTTTCCCCAAGTTCTGATCAAAGACTTGCTCATACTTATGGCGCTGATAGACCGGACGCAGCGGGCCGCTGTTGCGGGCCGGAATTAGCCTGAATCGACCAGGCTTGCCGGGTACACGGTCTTTACGCTCTACATAGCCCGCGTGTGCCAGCGCTTGAAGGTAGATGCGTGCGCTGTGTTCACTGATCGCGGCCCCACCGACGGTTGCCTGCTCGACAGCTGCGGCGACGGAGAGCTCCCCGACAATTCTCAACGCGCGCCAGATGCATTCGACGGCGTCGGCAGGCTGGCGCTTGACTTTCTTGTTTACCTGCGGCGCCTCAACACCTTCGTCAATCAGCAACTCCCATAGGGCATCCCGCCCGAACGCCTTCAATCTGCGCGTAATGCCAGCCTTTTCCAGGCTGCGCAGGTAATCGCGTACCGCTTCATCATCCTGCTGCGAGCGCCGGGAAACGGTGTACGTGGTCAGGGCTACTTCGCTTTTTGCCAGCGTCCGGATCGTTTCCCAAATCCGCTGCCGTGGTACTTTCCCACCGACCATGGCGAGGTGTATTGGCGTCTTACCAGTGCGCATCAGGCAACCCTCCGCATGGGCGCTTCACCGGTGAACCAGCCGCGCTTGCCCCACGTGGCGAGGTCTACCTGATCGATGCACAGGGCCTGAGCCTCTATGGACACCTTGTACAGATTGACGGCCACACGACGCAGGCAGCCGCGCACCTGTTTGAGCAAGTCCTGGAGCAGGTCATCGGCAAAGGTCAGTTGTGGATAGCTGGCCGCTGCCAGGCTACGCAGGTCATCCAGAGTGGCGGGTTGTGCCGGCACCCATTCCAAAACTCGGTTATGCAAGCGTTCAAGTTTCGCGAGGCTGCTTGGTACACGCTCCTCGCCGATCAGAACGATGGTGCCTTGGCTGGCGTTGTAGATGTCGGTCAGCACGTTCGCGACTGATTTCTCCAACAAGTACTGCACATCATCAATCAGCAACGGCCGTCCGCTGCGGCTCAACTGTTCGGCGACTTGATCCACCATGATCGAGAGGGTCGCGCCGGGGATGATGCTCATTTCCCGCAGGATGCCTTGCAGAAAAGCTTTCTTGCTCCAAGTGTCACGGCATTCGACGTAATACGCACGGTGCAGGTTGGCGGCAAAGGCAGCTCCAACGCTCTTACCCAACCCACTGGCGCCATACATCACGACCAAACCTGGTAGCCCTACCGGGCGTGATTGGGCACGCTCAAGGGCTGCGGACAACAGGCCGACATTCGTCAGCGGGACAATCTTGGCAACACACATAAACAACTCCTTGCGATCTTATTAATTAGGCGCGAACTTGCTCGGCGAACTCGAACATGCGCTGGATAGAGCCGAAATCGGGGTGATTGGGATAGCGGCCATGCCACTGCGTTTCTTCCTGGCTTAGCGATTCGCCGTTGCTCAGGCGTCCATCGAGCTTGTGCCAGAAGTGGTAGCGGGCGGTCGGGTCTGACGGCAGCTCAAAGGTGGGGGCCTGCTGCGCTGCCAGCTGAGCAAAGCGTTGAGCTTCTGCCAGTTGCTCAGACGAAAGCTCATGGGCGTGCTGAGCCGGGATGACGCGCATTTCTACGTCCAGACCAGTAATGGTCTTGGCCTTCTTCGTCAGTCGGGACAGTTGGCCGCGCTCACGTTTCTCGCTCGCCTTTTCCAACAAGGTTTTCGGCATGGCTGGACTGGCGTTCCCATCGAGCAAGGCTTCGCCAATCAGATCGCCGTCTAGGCTATGAATCCAAACCCGGCCGGAGTCCCGGAAGTCATAGGCGACTCGAACTTCTTCACCATGGAAAACGTCTAGCGTTTTCAGGAAGTAGGTGCCGCTGTTCCACTGCACTTGGCAGCGGTGAACAGTGCGCACGACTTGCGGACGTATGAGACTTTCAACGACGCCAGCTTCCGCGAGCAAAGCTTCCCAGCCCTCATTTTGCGCAGCCTTCCACGCGTCCATCGGGGACTGATGGCGTTTGCGCAGCGTCTGCGTGTCACGAAATTTTGGAAGGCCGCGATGCGGGCGATGGTTGTATTCATCCAGCGCAAGCTGCAGCGCGGCGAAGAAGGTTTCGAACTCTGGCACTACGGTAGGGGCCAGTCCCAACGCAAGCTGCTTGCGAGACAGTTTGTGGGTTTTGGTGGCGGCTTCCTTGTCCATGTCAGCGCCGATATAGCTGCCGAAGGTCTTTGCGAGTCGAACCAGGATGGTCCGGTGTGGCCGTTCTATGACGCCCCTTGCTTGAGAGTTGTAGGGTAACGAATGGGTGATAGTTCCACCCAGGCGGTCGTTCACCTCGTAAACAACGGCGTTGTCAAAACCGCTGCCGTTATCGACATAGAGCACTTTGTACATGCCGCAGCGGGTTACGCTATCGCGCAGAGAGTCCAGCGTGGCGAGAGTGGATTCGGCTAGATTGACCGAGAATCCGACGATGCGCCGAGTCGCCCAGTCAATGACCGTAGTGATTTCAGGTCTGAATATCTGACCTGTAAGCGGGTTAATTACTTCGGCGTCAAAGGTGTGACCATCCGCAACCCATACGTCATTCGGCCAAAGCATATCGGCCTTACGCCGGTTGTAAGCTTGCAGCGATTTCAGCTCATGCAGGCCCATACGCCCACGCTCTCGTACCTCGGGAGCCAGTTTTTTCAGCCAGCGACGGACTGCATGGATGCTAGGGCAAACACTGGATAGAACCTCCTCATGTATTTGCTTGAATTGCTCATACGCCGCCTCAACGCTGGGTTTCTGTGGTCTTTGGTAGTGTTTGAGAAACTGCGCTGCCCAGACCGGCACGCTCATGTCTTTTTGCTGGCGGAGCGGAGCCAAACCTGTTTCGCCGTGGGCACGGTAATCAGCTAGCCACCGTTTCAGGGTGCGCTCAGACAGCGAACGATCTTGGGTCTTGCGGTCGTTGGCACGGATCACCCGTTCATTTAGATAAGGGCTCAGGTCGCCAGTCTTCGCCAGTGCAACCAAGGTCGCCACGGCACGATTCTGGCTCACTACTTGATTCATGCGCTCGATTTCCCGGACGAAGGCGAGTCGTGCGGTCATGACCGAGCGCTGTTGATCTGTAAGGCGTGACGCTGAAATGGCGTCACGCCCTTTTGTCATATATTGAGGCGACTCAATTGATGCTGACGGTTCACTTGCTATAGATGCAGCGATCAGCGCTGCCTGCGTCAGTTCTGGCAAGGTCGCAAAGGTGTATTCAACCGCTTTGCTTCCTAGACGCTTTTGGCCTTCCCAACGCTCACGCAACGCCAGTTTGCGTACGCCTTGAACAGTCCCAGGCATGCTGGGTAGACCCGCAAGCTCCGTAGCTGAATAGAAGTTACGCATCTCTGTCACCCAGCAGCTTTTTCAGTTCACGAGCCCGCCGGGTTGCATTGGCAGCGACGCGCTCTAGCCGTCCAAGCTCTGTGTCTAAGGCCTCGCGGCCGTATGCGACTTTCCCGCCGCGCAAGTGAACCTGCCAGTCCGTCAATACATGACTCGCACAGACCTCCTCAAGCAGAGCGGCTCTATAGAAAGGCAGGTTGTGATCGAGCCTTGCCGGACTTGACCATGCGTCGAGCATGTTCTTGCTGACATCGTCGCCCGAAAGACGCGACATCTGAGCGGCAATTTCGTAGCGATCAAAGTCCGAGTCCTTGAGTATTTCACTGACTAACTCGCTCACCTGAGCGGCGTAATTACCCTGACCAGGTAAACAAAGCACCGGCTGCGGAACTGCAAATATGTCTAGTGTTTTGTCGTCTTTGGCATGGCGCATGTTTAAGCACTCCTTGCCGCTTTACAGTGTCCAACAGGACAGAGTTCGGTATTCTTGTAGGACGTTTGGAGGTTTGCTTTCTCCAAACGGTTGGGCCGCTGCCGTAGTGGCGTGTTGTCCGCGTTCCACCTTTCCGGCCAGATTTCCGAAGGGCTCAGGCTTAGCGCCCCCGCAATTGCGCGCTCTACGCGTGGGTAGCGGGTGCGTTTAGCGTTTCGTATTGCGCGATCTGTGACATTGAGCTCTCGCGCAAGCTTGGCTGTGGACGTGCCTCGCACCCGAAGCTGGTACTTGATCCATTCCCAACGGGCCGTAGGATCTTTCGGGATGTCGGTAGCGCTCATTTTCTAGACCATCATTGCGGGTGGTTTTTTAGGTCGTCTAACGACCTGTTGCGGATAAACATATCTCGAATATGGGTTGTCGTAAACCTGTATTCGAGACTTTCCATTCCGTTTTCTTGTTTATTCATCCCAAAAATTAGATTTAGAGCTCAAAAATCAATGGCTTACGACGAAAAGAAACCTAGAAAACAGGATGAGAAAGAGGTTTCCTTTCCGTTTCCGGGAATTGAAACGCGAATTTCGAGGGTTGCTGACCTCTACGAATCCCGAAAACAGGCTGCAGGCACTGCCCATGTGGCGCTGTCTTCTCTCCAACGCTGGATCGCAGGCGAAGGAATGCCTGCCTTCGATTCGCTGGCGGCTCTGGCTACAGGAAAAGGGGTTTCTCTCGACTGGATTGCTACGGGTCAGGGAGATATGTTTTTGGCTAGACGAGCCTCTAGCGCAGGAGCGGACGATGCAGGAGGTGTTACACGTCTTCCGCTCTGGGACTCGCGTTGTACTGAAGGTTCAGGTCCGTGGAGTGAGCGCGTGCGGGTGCTTACTCAGATTGCGTTTGATCTGCGCCTTCTGGATGGGAAGGAACTCGACCCGGTACAGCTCTTTCTACTTAAGATCGACGGGGACTCGATGGAGGGGATGCTGAGTGATGGCGATACCGTAGTGGTGGACCTCAGCCGCAATGTCCTGGAAGGTGAGGCAATTTACGTCATTTATTTTGACGGACACCTTTATCCCAAAAGGCTCCAGAGACAGCTGGACGGATCGGTAGCGATAATTAGTCAGAATAGGGTTTATCCCCAGATGAATGTTTCTAGGCAGCAGCTCCCCGAGCTCGAGATCGCGGGCCGCGTGGTTTGGGCGAGTGGTTGGATTTAA